GACGCCCTGCCCGACGCCCTGCCCGACCCCCTCAAGCACATGTACCGGGTGATGGCCGCCGCCGCCCTCCGCGCTCTCCGGGAGCAGCGCGCGAGGATCGTCGCGAAGCTCGGGACGCTCGGAGAGAAGGCGGCGCGCGCTGCGGTGACCCGGGACGTTGCCGACGATGTGCTCGGGACGATCTTCGACGTCGCCGCCGAGCGATCGGCGCTCTCCGACGCGATGGAGGCCACGCTGCGCCGCGCGCTGGATCGCGCGTTCCGCGCCTCGATGCAGCAGCTCGGCGACCCCGTCGCCTACGACCCGGCGCGGGTGGCCCGCGAGGTCGAGCGCCAGCTCGGGCAACTCGTCAGCAACGTCACGGCGACGACACGCGACGAGGTTGGCCGTATCGTGCGCGAGGGCATCGCCGACGGGGCCAGCGTGGCCGAGATGCAGCGGGCCCTCCAGGAGTCGTCGAAGTTCGCGCCGTCCCGCGCCCTGCTCATCGCGCGCACCGAGACGACGCACGCGGTCAACGCGGGGGCGGTCACGGCCTACGCGCTCGCGGCGGACGGGGGCGTGGCACTCCGGCAGGAGTGGCTCAGCGCCCGCGACGGCGAGGTCCGCGAGGCCCACCTGCTGCTCGACGGCCAGGTCGTCGACGTGGGCGCGCTGTTTACCGTCCCCGGAGGGCGATACGCGGGCGAGACGGCCAAGTACCCCGGCGACTTCGACCACCCGGCCGGCAATTGCAACTGCCGCTGTACGCTCATCCCCGTGGTAGGAGACGCCGCATGACCCCCACCGAACCCGTCTACCTGCTCACCCGCGCGATGGCGCCCGAGATGCCGGCGGAGGACGACCCCGAGCACGAGCCCGGCACGCCGAGGGCGAAGCGCACGCGGTTCGTGATGTCGACGGCCGAGAGCGACCGCTACGACGACATCATCGAGCAGTCCACCTGGAAGCTCGACAACTTCCGCCTCAACCCCGTCGTCCCCTGGGGGCACAACTACGACCTCCCGCCGGTCGGGAAGTGCCTCGCGATCGGCGTCGTCGAGGGCAAGCTGTCCGGCACGATCGAGTGGGACACCGGGGAGCACAACGCGCTCGGGCAGCTCGTCGCCGAGCAGTACGCCACGGGGTTTCTCTCGGCGGTCAGCGTCGGGTTCCGCCCCGGCCGATCCATCCGCCGGTCCCAGCTCGACAAGGCGGACCCGGCCTACAAGGAAGCCGGGTACGGGATGATCTACTACGACTGCGAGCTCTTGGAAGTGAGCGCCGTCGTGGTCCCGGCCAACGCCGGCGCGCTCGCGGCGAAGGGCCTGCCGCTTCCGCGGCTGACCGCGCCCGAGCTGCGCGCGGAGCTATTGCGGCTGTTGCGCGAGGACCCCGCGATCCGGGGGGAATTGTCCTGCGTCGTCGAGAGCGCGATCAGCGACTCCGCGAAGCTGCGAGAGGCGCGCGTCATGCGCTCGGTGTTCGGATCGACGCGCTAACCTGGGCGAGGGAACGGGGGGAGCGCGCCGTCCTGGCTCAGCCCGCGCCGGATGTAGTGGTTGATCTGCTGGGTGATGGTCCGATCTTCGCGCTCGGCCACCTCCTGGAGTCGCTCCGAGATCGGAGCGGGAACGCGCACGGACCGGGGGGTCGTCTCGTCTCGGCGCAAGCTCACCTCGCACCGCTCTTATACCACCTGCGAGTCACCCGCGGTAGCGTGGTGTAGCGCGTGGCGCTACGAACGCGCTACGAACACGCCGCGCCCGGCTCCCGCTACGTCCGCGAGGTGGTAGGCATGCGGCGTGGCGACGACCTCCACCGACCGAGCCTTGGATGCCCTGGACGATCTCGTCGAGGGGCTCCCGTCGCGGGCGAAGGTGGACGCGGCCGTCGTGATCCGGGTGTCCGATCCCGAGTGCCGGCGTCTCCTGGAGCACGCCGTCGTCCTGCTCACCGAGATCAAAGCGCGCCTCCCGGCGCCGGAGTGACCATGCTCTTCGAAGGCAACGTCGGTCCCGACACCCTGTCCGATGGCGCGTCCGCGCCTCTCCGCCTCGACAAGACCGGCGCCCTCGCGGTCGTCCAGGCCGCCGCCGCGCTCTACGAGCAGGGCGTCCGCGGAAAGATTTTCTCCGCCATCACGGCGGGCTCGGGCGTCGCGCCGGGCACCGCGCTCGGCACGACCACGCCGTTCACCCTGGCGAACCCGTACAAGTCGAAGGTGAACCTCGTGGTTCTCTCCGGCGGCATCGGGTACGTCTCGGGCACGCTCGGCGCCGGCACGGTGGTCTGGGCGTACGGCGCCGAGAGCGCCACGGCCGTCACCGGCACCGCGATCACGCCGGTCGCCGCGATCGTCGGCGAGAGCGGCGCGGTCGGCAAGGCGTTCACCACGGCCACGGTCCCGGCGACGCCGGTGGCGGTCCGCAACGCCTTCCTCCTCGGGGCCGCGCTCGCGACGACCGCGCTGGGTCCGTACATCGTGCGCGACAACGTCGAGGGCGCGATCATCGTGCCCCCGGGCTGCTCGATCACGCTCATGGGCATCGCGGCGGCCGGCTCGACCCCGCTGGTGATGTTCGATGTCTGCTGGGCCGAGATCCCGGTCTGATCCCTTCCGTCCGTAGGAGCCTGTCATGCCGAATCGCGCCCCCGACTACGCCCTCAAGGGGGGCGGCCTCGCCTATGCGAGCGTCGCCGCCTCCGCGGCGTTGACCAACAGCACGACCGAGACGACCCTCGATTCCCACGCCTTCGCGGCGGGGGAGCTCAAGGCAGGCGACGTCGTCGAGGTGATGGCCTCGGGCATCGCCACCGCGACCAACTCGACCGACACGCTGACGGTCAAGCTCAAGTTCGGGACGACGGTGATCCTCGCGACGGCGGCCCTGGACGCGACCGACAACGATACCTGGTTCCTCCACGCCTACGTGACGATCCGCACGGATGGCGCCTCGGGCACGTTCGTCTCGACCGGCTCGACCAACATCGGCGTCGAGGGCACCGCGACGCACCGGAACGACATCGTGGCCTCCACCGCCATCGACACCACGGCCGCGCTCACGTTCGCCGTCACCGGCACCTGGAGCGCGGCGAGCGCGTCGGACTCCTGCCGAAACGACCACTTCCTGGTGTGGGTCCACAAGCCCCGCACCCAGGGCTGAGAGGTTCCCATGTTCCATGAAGACGAGATCGAGATCCCCGAGCCCGACTTCTCGACCGTCGAGAGCACCCGCAAGGCGCTGTCCGACGTGCATATCGCGGCGAAGTCGCTCCGGGACGCCAACGGCAAGCTCCGCGGCGATCTCGAAGCGATGAAGAGCGACCTCGTCCGCGCGAACCAGGCGCTGGCCGAGCTCCAGCGCGCCCCGGCGCCTGCCGCGGACGGTCCGGACTCGATGCTGCGATCGTTCGTTCGCGACGACGGGAAGGTCCGCGCGGTGGGCGAGCTCAGCGAGCAGGAGGGCTGGGTGCCCGGGCTGCTCGACAGCGAGCCCGTCTGCGCGTGGCAGAAGGAGCTGCAAGACCTCGTCGAGACGCGCAACATCGTGCGGCGCATCCGCACCGGGTCGGACCCGACGCGCGCGAAGGCCGCCTCCCCGCGCTGCGACCTCCGCATCCGCCGCCACGTCGAGCGCGCGCCGGCGAGCATCAAGCGCGCCTTCGGCGACATCAGCACCGCGGGCGCGGAGTGGTACCCCGACATCCTGCTCCCGGTCGTGGAGCGCGAGTTCATGCTCGAGCGGCGCGTCGCGGCCCTGTTCAAGGTCGTGCCGATGTCTGGGAAGAACCTGCTCCACCCGTTCCTCTCGACGGGCCTGCGGCCGTACCTCAAGAGCGCGATCGGCGGCGATGACCCGTCGCAGTACACCTCCAGCTCGCTCACGACCGCCCAGCGGTCGATCGACGCGGTCGGCTTCGCGGTGCGCTCCCAGCTCGACGAGGAGGCGACCGAGGACGCGATCGTCGACTCGATGGGCATCATCCGCCAGGAGCTCATCGCGGCACTCGTCGACGGCGAGGAGGACGCGATCCTCAACGGCGACAGCGCCGCCACGCACCAGGACACGGGGCTGAGCGGCTGGAACATCCGGTCTCGCTGGGGCTCCAGCGGGCTCGGGGGCGCCGCCGACCACCGCCGCGCCTGGATCGGGCTACGGGCGCGTGCCACCGACGTGAGCAACACGACCGACGGCGGCAGCGCCGAGACCACGGCCGGGTTCCTCACCTCGCTCGCGACGATGGACTCCCCCCACGGGCTGAGCGGGGATCGCGTCTGCATCGTGTCGCCCGAGTACTACCTCGCCAAGATGCTCGGGTTGTCCGAGGTGCTGACCGCCGAGAAGTTCGGCCCGAAGGCGACCGTTCTCACCGGCCAGCTCGCGGCGCTCCTCGGGACGCCGATCGTGCTGTCCGAGTTCATCGACAAGCAGCTCAACGCGAGCGGCGTCTACGACAACACGACGAAAACGAAGACGGGGTACCTGAACCTGAACCGCGCGCGGTTCTTCCTCGGGATGCGCCGCGGCAGCGCGGTGGAGATCGAGAAGGACATCACGCGCGGGCTGTACAACCTCGTGAGCACGGTCCGGGAGGTCTTCTTCACGCTCGACTCGAGCACGAAGAAAAACGTCGCCTGGGACTACAACCACTCGGTATCCTGATCACGGAGGGCCCATGCGGCTGCGTCTTGTCGCAGGCACCTACCGCGGATCGCGGCCGTCGCTCCGGGATCGGTGGTACGCCGGCGAGGAGCGCGACGTCCCGGCCGAGGACGCGGAATACTTGCTCGCGACGTTCGGCGCGATGTTCGTCGTCGTCGAGCCGCCCGCGCCCGCCGTCGTGGCCGAGGTCGTCGAGGCGCCCCCGGTCGACCGCGCGATCAAGCCGCCGCGCCGGGGGCGGTGAT